CCCCCCCATAGCTAATTTTGATTTAGATACAGCCCCAGCCATANNATTAAAGGTTTTTCCTAAACCTTTTTGACCAATTTTATCCATTACACCACTAATACCTCTAAGACCTTTAGCCATATTAGTATTACCTTTTTCTGCTGTGGACATTGCCTCACCCATTAATATATCACCTTCAGCTGCTCTAGTTTTTAAAGATTTAATTTGATCTTCCATTAACTTTGCTTCTGCATCAGAAAGACCTTGCATCTTTTGGTTTGTTAATTCTGTTTCTAAATTTTTAGATGCATTGTATAATCTTGAGGATTTTTGTTGTTGTTTATCTCGGGCTTTTTGAACTTCATGGATGTCCATTTCCCCCTCTTTAATTTTACCTAAAATATCAACATTTTCACTTAATCCTTTAGATAAACTTCTAGAGGCTGCCGTAAATTGACGGAAATTTTCACCACCTACTTCTATTTCTTTAGCTATTTCATTTACTTCATCAATAATATTATTAGTGTGAAAAGAAGTTTCAGACATAGCATCAGCAAATGTCCTACCTTGATCTGCTGCTTTTTTTAGGTTTTTAGCTATTTTTTCAGCATGTTCAATAGAAATATATTTATTTTCTTCTTGTTTTTTAGCCATAATATAGTTGTATTATTCTATGATAAATATAAAAAAAAGAAAGGTATCTGCGATACCTTTACTTTTTAAAATTATATGTTGATGAGGACTTTATATTAGGCCCCTGCACCTTCTGTTGAGAAGAAGATGATTGTTGTTGATTAGCTTTCTTTTGCTGTTCAGACTGCTCTTTTAGAAATTGATTAATTTTCTTTAAGTGATACTGTCTCATCCAAGTGGGCATGTTGTAAACCTCTGAGTGTATAAATCCACCACCGCCATGGTACACCAGGTCATGCACTTGGGTAAATAGGATATTCCTATACTCCGGCGTCAGGCCAAAAAAAGTTAATGTTGATGGGTAAACTCACGTCAGACATAACGTGTCCATCTTCAAATTCAACTTCAGTGTTTAAATCGATACCAGGTGAGATTTGATTTATATATTGTCTTAAAGCTCTGGCATCTCTTGCTAATAATGTATTATCTATAAATTCTCTTATTGTTTTTAATGTAGAATCTCCATTTATAGATTTTATAGTGTGTTTTAAAGTTATAGTTCCTTCTGATGAGGGTTTATTTAACTTTTTTAAACCTTTTATTTCATTATCTATTTTCTTTTCATCACCATTAGTTAATAATTTAAAAGTAATAGCAACTTTAGAAGTAGGTAAAGTAAATTCAAATTCATTTTCGCCTTCTATAATTATTGATTCATCTAATATTTTATCTTTTACATCAGATAAATTAATAATTCCATTAGATATTTCACCTGTTTCAGGGTGTTGCATTTTTACTTCGTATTCTGCTCCATATCCTAAAATACGAGCTGCAATCATTATAGCATTTTTATCTCCTATTAATAAATCATCGAATTTTATAGGAGAAGTAATAAGTGATGATAATAATTTATCAATTGCTACTCCATTTTTTATATAATTAGCATTAGTAAGAATATCTTCTTCTTTAGCTGTCATATATTTCATGTTAATAATTCCACTACTTAAGGGGGAATCTTTTGTGTAAAGTAATCCTTTTGAAGGTAATGATACTTCTTCAGCAGGAAATTGTGTTTGTTCTGTCATAACGTTATTTATTTATATTTATAAAACTAGTTCAGATATACATATATAAGAAAATAAAAAAGCGCCAAAATAGGCGCTTTCTTTTTATATAAATAAAATATTGTTAACTTCTTGCATTTTGCATTTTTGGTTTAGCTACTCCTGCTTTTTTAATTGTTACTGTTTCATTTTTTTCAGATGCAATTTTACCACTTTTAAAATCTACTGTTTGTGCTTCTCCTCCTGTATTACCTGGAGCACTTTTACCATTAAATTCAATATCTGGATATGACATAGCACAACAATAAGTGCATGTTTTGGTACAATTTGAAACATGGTGAGTTGAATCACATTTACAGTATTTTTTTCCTTCTAATAATGAAGATTCTCTTTCGGCTTCTTGTACTTGTTCTTTTATAATTCTTTGGGCCTCTAATGTTGATAATTCTTCTTTGATTATCGTTTTTAATTTATTAATTGATTTTGTATTCATTTTTTTAATTTTTAGTATTTTTTAATAATTTAAAATAGCATAATCCATTACTATTGTCATTGAAATGTTTGCTGGTGAATCTGATGTCCAATCCATATCTCCAAAATTAGCTGATTGACAATAAGCACCTTTTAAGATCCATTCTTCAACCACATCACCTACTGGTCCTAATGTTCTAATGTAAATGTCTTTTTTATAAAAATCAGAATAACCATCTCTACCTGTAACTGATTCATGTGATAATCTAACCCACTCCATTATAGCTTGTGCACCTGATGGTGTTACTGGATCATATAACTCACATGTAATGTTTTCCCAATTAGCTTTTCCTTTAATTTTTCTTTTCACGTTAATATGATCAAGAACTACTTCTCCAAAAGATACACTTGGACGTGATATTTTTTTAATAAGATATGCTGGGATGCCATCAATTTCCATTAGAAACCTATTTTGTAACTTAGGTTCGAATGCCGTGAACATCATTTGGTTTGTTTCTAATATTGCCATTTTTGTTGTTTTATTTTATTCTATTATAAATATAAATTTTTTCTTTTTTTTAGTAACTTCCTCCACCTCCTGCTCCTCCTCCATCAAATGTAGCTCCTGTTGGAAGAATATTGAAATCAAGTACTATAAATTCAGCTGTTTTAGATGGTTGTAAATAAATACCTCCTACTAATTGGTTTCTATCTATTACATCTGGTGTATTATTACTTTCATCCATTTGTACTCTAAAAGCATATAATCCTTGTCTTTGTTGTACTGATTCTAAATATGGATTAACAATGTTTAGGAATCTAGTTCTTGTTTGTAATGTATTTTGTTCAAACACTAAGTATCTTGAAGAACTTGCAATAAATTTCTTAAGAGCAATCATTAATCTACGAACATTAATTCTGTCTAATGCTGTTGATCTTTCTTGTAATGTTTTCTGACCCCAAATACAAACTCCAGTTTGTGGGAATGTAGCTATTGGGTTGATTTTTTCATTATATAATACATCTCTTTCAGCTTGAGTTAATCTAATTTTAGCTTCTATTACGTTTCCTAATACACCTCTATTTAAACCTGCTGGTGCAAACCATTCTGCGGCAATTTTATCTGAAGCAGCTATTGCTCCTGGTACTATTACTGATGGTGGTACTAATACTGGCTTATTAGCGGCAGTATCGAGTACTTTAACCCATGGATAATAAACTGCAGCGTAGTTGGTGTCTAAGCCACTTACATTGGTTACTGCTGTGTTTACTGAAGCATCTGCTTCATTTAAATCCATTATAAAAAATGCATCTCCTCTTTCTTCACACATATCAATACCTGCTTGTGTTACTAGTGGATGAATTGAATGTATAACACCAGGCATAGCTAACATATTAATATCATATTCATCTTGATTTGCAAGAATATCGATTGCTTTTTTATAAGCTTTATACCCAGCTGCTGCTGTTGTACTTAAATCAAACCCATATAAATTATTATTTTGAATATTACTGCCTACTTTTTTAATTGACCATGGTGCTAAACCATCATCTCCTCCTTGGAAAGGAACTGTGAATTTTAATTGACTAGCAGCTGGTCCTGTTGCTCCTGTTGCTGATAATGAAGCACTTAATGAACCAATCCATAATCCTGAATCTGCATGTCCTGAATAATTTTCAACACTAAAGTTTCCTGCAGCATTAGATTCTGCTGAGTTTGGTAATGGTTGTAAGAAATTTTCATTATCTGAATCTTTATCTATAAATTTAAATCCTAAATACCCTTTAGTATTATAAGTTCCATCTGTTGCTATTTGTTGTACTCCTTCATAAGAAGCTGATGGGAAAGCACAATCTACATTTAAAGATCCTGTATTAAACGTGTTTTTAACCGCTTTAAACCCTTTAGGTGATATTTTTGGTGATAATGATTTTTCTGCGACTATATTCGCTACTTCTACTCTAACATAATTTGATACATTTGGATAATTACCTAATAATTCAACTTTAGCTAAAGTCTCATTATAATCAGGATATCTATCTCCTATTCTTCTTGAAATGTAGTTTGGAGAATCTGGATCTAAATTTACATTATTATATTGTTCTAATATTATTGGTTTTTTATCTGTGTCATTTGTTGCTCTTAAAAGAACTGAAAATGATGAATATTGTTCAACCCCATCAATGTCTCCTGGTTCTTTTAAATTTGCTATTGAGATTTTATACTCATGACATAAATGTTTTCCATGATCTAAAGTATGAAATTGGAATAAATCTTTTTGTCCTAAAGCAATTTGTCCTTGAATAAAAGGAGTTGAAGAATAACCATATCCTTCTGTTTTCCCAATTCCATCAAATACTTGAGAATTTGTACTCATTTTTGCTAATTGAACAAATGAACCTGATCCAATACCACTGTATGATGTTAAATTTCCTGTAGCTAATATTGATGTTTGTAGGTTTTTAAAGTTTAAATGTGTGTATCCAGGTGTTCCTGAATATATAGTGTTAGATTGTTTACTATTATTTGAATTATATCCTAAATATTTAAATAAATAATCTGAATTTGATGGGTTTAAAGAAGCACTAAATGCAGTTGAAGTAACGTTTGTTCCATTTAATGTAATTCCAAAACTTGAACTAATTACATGTCCTGATGTAGGAGATAATACTGAAGTTTCTAATGATGGAGTTGATGTTGCTTTAGAAGGGTAAATTAATCCTACTAATACACCACCTTCTACTGTTGCATTTATACCACCACCAAAAGCTGCTGCTGTTACATCGGAGTTAATAGTTCCACCTGAACCTGTTTCTATTGTAATTAAATTACCTGCTGTACCTGCTGCTGAAGCTGTAAATTCTAAAAGTACATTTGCCCCTCCTGAACCTGAAACAGCATTAACACCTGCTCCTAATGCATTTGTTGCTCCTATTTTAGTAATTAAGCTAGTTGCAACTTCAGCTGCATCTGAACCTGTTGCAAAATAAAATATAGGTGAATTATCTACTGGAGCTGTTGCTGTATCATATGCAATAAATCTATATTCTGTTCCTCCAACAGTAGGTGTAATTTGTACTTCATCAAAAACATTTTGACCAAAAGTTCCTCCAATTACTAAAGAAGAAGTTGCTGCTACAGCTGCTGTAGCTGATCCTGAACCCGCAATTACTGCTACTGGTTCTATACTATTAGTTGCAAATGTATACCCACCACCTGCTAATACTCTACACACAGTAACTGATCCTGCATTTTTTAAGTATTCTCTAACTGTTTGGGGGATATATGTTTCCGAATTTAATGGTCCAAATCGTCTTTCATATTCTGAAAAACTTCTTACTACTGTTGGTACAAAAGCAGGACCTTTAACTGTTGGTCCTATAATTGCGGCACCTATTGCGCCAACTCCTTGTGGTAAAAATGAAAGGTCGTTTTCTCTTGTGAAAACACCTGGTGAAATAATTTGTTCTGCCATCTTATATTTATTTTATAATGTTATTCCTTGATTAGTCATATATAAATATGAAAAAAAAACGTAAACCAACCTATGGAATAATTAAGTAATTACTTAATCATTAATAAATATAAAATAAAAATTAAAAACTATTCTGTAGGGGTAAAAGTGCCTGATTTTAAATCGATACTTCCTTTTCCATATTTAGATGTTAATTTTTTTGCTATTATTTTTTCGTCATTATCTATAGTGGATAATTGTTTAAGTAAATTTTCTTCTAATTCTTTTAATTTTACTTTTTGAATAGCTACTGAACCTAATTCATATGATATATAATTTATATCATTTTTTAATTTTCTTAATTGGTTTATTTCTTCTTCTGAAAATAAGGTTGGAGATGTTGATATACTAGAAGGACTAGGAATTTGTTGTTTTTTATTTATTGCCATAACTTATTATTTATTGTTAGATATACATATATAAAAATTAAAAAGACCCACCATTAATTGTAGTATTCTCAATTCTTCCCATACTAGCTGTATTAATGTTTTCTATTCTTTGGAAACTTCCTGTTACACCATCAAATCTTGGGGCTTTCATTCCTTCATCTGCATATATTATAGAGCCTGATATTATAGTGATATTCCCATCTGAATCTCTTACTTTTAAACCTCTTGATTCTTCAAATGATAATCTTCCTAATTTTTTAGGATTAATATTTTCTAAACTTTCAGATTGGTTTAAATCATAAAAATGAATTGAATTATTATATAAATGTAATGATGACCAAGGTTGGACTGGAGCTCCTAAATCATGTGCATATCCTACTTGAGGGATAATACTACCACTTACTGTTATGTCCCCCATTACTTCTAAAGATGCTCCTTTTCTATATGGCGTATAGTTAGGAGCTCCACTTGAAGATTCACTTCCTAAAAATTGTCCTTGTATTCCTGAAGTTCCAATTCTTACATTTCCCCCAAAATGGTGAAAATCTCCTGCATTGTTAGAACCTGATGATCTACTAGCACTTATTACATTGGTTAAAATTGTTTTAGATGGTGTAAGTCTAAAAGTTTCAACTCCAACTGTATGGGTGATCATATCAGAATCAAATTTAATAAAAGTATTAGACCCTGCTTCATTATGACTAATGTATTCATCTACTTGAATATTNGAAGCTGTTATATTTCCACTTGCACTTATATTACCTGAGGCTGTTATGTGACCCGATCCACTTAATGTTAAAGATCCTGTTATTTCTGAGTCGCCATCTCTTTGACCTGTTTGTTTAAATGTAGTTGTTGATGTATCAAAATATGATGCTGTTAAAGCATTACTTGAACTTACTGCAAAAGACGCTGTGGCTATATATGAAGCTGTTTGTGCTGTTTCTGCGTAGGATGCTGTGGTTGCATAAGATGATGATATTGCATAGGATGCGGATATAAATAGGGCGTCTTCATTAGCAGGAAGATCAATAGCTGTTTGTAAATCTACAAAAGAAGCTGTTAATGCATATGATGCAGTGGTTGCAAGTTCTGCAAGTTCTGCAAAAGTAGATTGTGTTTCTACTAATATTTCATGAGATGATGATACAGCATAAGATGCTGATATTGCATAGGATGAAGATATTATTTCTATATCTTGTGTTCCATTAAAAAAAGTTCCTCCAATTAATCTAGCTGTGGATAATTGTGTTGCTGCATTAGATCTTAATGAGATAGAAGAGGTATTAGCATATGAAGCAGTTGTTGCATATGAAGCAGATATTGATGAGCCCCCACTGTTTACTACTGTTGTAGAACTTGGTAACTTTATTAATCCCTTATCAGATTTGAAAAATAAAGTACCGTCTTTATGATTTATAACAATATCATCTTTGTTAAAATCATATATTTTAGGATCTTTATTTTTTATTTTAATACCCATTAGAAAAAATTATTTATATTTTTGTAATAAATATGAAAATTATATTTTTATTTTAATGGCCATATGTTATAAATATGTAGAAATTAAAGACCGGAAAGATATTCTGTTTCTTCTATATCCTCCGTATCAATTCCTCCTCCATCTCCAGTCCAGTCACTATGATTGTCGAATGTGTACACAGATAAATCTTCCGCAGTTTCAAATGTAAGTATCACATCTTCTAACGTTAATTCTGTAGTTACTATCCACTTGGTTCTGTCTTGGCTCTTGTGAGCATATCTGATTTGATTCTTGTCTAGGGATTCAAATACTTCTGATGTTATTATATAGTATTTCATTATCTAGTTTCTGTATTTGAGTTACCATTAATTGTTATATTTTCACCAACAGTGGCATTACCATTCCCTTCAAATTCCCAATAACCCTTTAAGTTTGTAACAGCAGAATGATCCTCTGCATTCATAGGAGTTCCTGAATTCCAAAGTTCACTAACTTCAGTTGAAGTTAACTTTTTGTTCCACATAGTTAATCCATCATACTTAGTTTCTGCACTGTTACCAGCACCGCCCCAATCAGAATAAGATTTAGAACCTAAAAATACTTGTTTATCATTGTTACCCATAGCAGGTGTGCCTGCGTTATTACCGTTTGCATAATGACCAGTACCACAACTAGTACCATTCCAATATAAACTTACATTAGAATTGGCAGCAGAGTTTGAAGCTCCTTTTGTAAATGTTATTAAAGTATAATCATCATCACCTACATTACCTCTATTAGTTGCAGTCCAATAAGAAGCACCTAAACCAGCGGCAGCATAAGAATCTGCGTAAACACCATAGTTAGCATGAAATAACCAAAACTGATGTCTTCTATCTGTACCCCCAGACCGCCATTGTATATTTAGTCTATTGTTTGACTCAGCATACCACATTCTAAATGTATCAGAGTTTACACCACCTCCTACATCTGTAGAGCCAAAAAGAAAAACATTTGCATTTAAAGCTGTACTCCAACCAGGTTTTATCCAAAAACTAATTGTATAAGCATCATCATGATCAAATTCAATACCTGAAGCGTTACTATCTGCAAGGTAAACTGATTGTGCTGTTCCAGCAGTTAAAGACCTAGAAACAGCTTGTGTGTTTGTAAACAATGAAACAACTTGTCCAAATACATTCGCTATACCTGATATAGCTACTCCAGACACTTTCGTGATAGCAGTTGCTGCTACACTTATTATTTTATTTATATCTGCCATGTTATGTTAATTCCACCCAAGTGTTGTCTGGATTAAAGTAACAGACGTTAACCTGATCCTCCTCCCCATTAGGGGTTAATTGATAACCTAAAACTCTTACTACATCTCCAGTTCCTGTTGGGGCTGCTGCTTGTGCTGTACCCGCTGTTGTACTTAAATAAATTGGTGCTCCTGGACTTGCTCCTGGTGTTGTTTTTAATCTAACTGTTCCTCTTAATAACAATCCTAGATTTGCATTAGTACTAAGAGCAACAACTAATAATGTTGATGAAGTACTAACAGCATCAGCGTCAGCTAAACCAAAACTACCATTAGTTTGCATATGGTAAATCTGACCTGCCACTGTAGCTATACTTGAAGCATGGTATATTACATCTCCTTGGGCAACACTTGGATCACTACCTGCTATATTACCTGCCCAATCTAAATCTCTTAAGCCTATTTTTGATAGAGGTGTTGTTACTGTTCCTGTGAATGTAGGAGAAGTAAACATTGTTGCTTTACTTTCATTAGTAACATTACCTAAACTTAAATTTGCTGCGGTTAATGTTCTTGTTGCAACTGATGCGTTTGCATCCGTTACAAGACCACTTGTGTTTGTTGTAATATTAATATCTAAATCTGAAATTACTGTTGCACCTGTTAATGCTCCTGTATCAATGTCAATATCATCACCAGCTAAATTGGTTGGGAGTACATAATTGTTAGCAGAGGATGCAACTGAGTCAAGTTTTGTTTCTTGCGCATCTGTCATGAACCTTTTGTTAGATGCGTCTGTGAAGTTGGTTGTTGTGAAAGTTGGTGTTGCACCACTAACTACTGATTGGTCTAATGCTTTTACGTCTGCTATTGAAGTTAATTCGGAATCCATTAAAGCGCCTGCAGCTGTAACGTTAGTAGTATCGGTTACATCTGCTGATGATTCTACACTGTCAAGTTTAGTTTCTTGAGCATCGGTCATTAACCTTTTATTAGNNGCGTCTGTGAAGTTAGTTGTTGTGAAAGTTGGAGTAGCTCCTGAAACTAAAGATTGATTAATAGCTTTAACTGCTGCTAAATTAGTTAACTCTGAATCCATTAAAGCACCTGCTGAAGTTACATTGGTTGTGTTTGCTGTTAGTTTAGCATCATTTGCAGTTACTCTTGTACTAAATGAAGCACTTGCTGCTGTAAATGATCCAGATATTCCTGCTCCCGTTAACGCTTTTACTGTTGCAATTTCTGAAAGTTCTGAATCCATTAAGGCTCCTGCTGCTGTTACATTAGTTGCGTCTGTTACGTCTGCACTTGATTCAACTGAATCTAATTTTGTTTCTTGCGCATCTGTCATTAACCTTTTATTGGATGCGTCTGTGAAGTTGGTTGTTGTGAAAGTTGGAGTAGCTCCTGAAACTAAAGATTGATTAATAGCTTTAACTGCTGCTAAATTAGTTAACTCTGAATCCATTAAAGCACCTGCTGA